AGCCCGGCGCACTAATCGGCGGTGCGGTCGCGTACGGGGAACCGGTGGTCGGCGCCGGCGCTGCACCACCCGGCGGCCGCAGGGCATCCCACGCGCGTTGAGCGTAATCCTGCCAGTGCGTCAGCGCTTCGGCGGCCGCCTGCGCCGCACGCTGCGCGGCTTCAATTTCCGACGCGAGATGATTTTCCCAATCGGCTTGCAGCGCATCGAGGTACGCCTGCGCGTCGCGTGCCTGCTTCTCGTAATACTCCTTGGAGAATTTGTCCTTCTCCTGGTCGACGCGCATGATGTTCTGCGTGATCTGCACGTATTTCGCGTAGATCGCGTCGTAGGCCTCGAACGATGCGTTTTTCGTTTGCGAGAGCGCCTGCACTTCGGCGTCGTAGGCCGTCCACGCCGCGCGGATGCGGCCCGTCGTGGTGTCGCTATCCTTGGCGAGCACGGCCTTGCTGTACTCATCCCACAGCTTCTCGGCCGTCTTGATCTGGTTGGCGAGCGTGACACTAATCAGGTTGTCGACCTTCGCGTTCATCGTCGCGTAGATCGCATCCTGCGCGTCCTGGCTCCACTTCCCGACTTCCTGCAGCTTGGCAATCTGCGCGTCGGCCACGCGCGCGATCGCGGCGATTTGCTGCTCGGTGGTCTGCTCGCTGCCGCGCGCGACTTCTTTGTAGTAGTCCTCCCACAGCTTCGCGGCCTCGACGGTCTGTTCCTTGAGCACCCGGTTGACCAGGTTGTCGGCGTTCTGCTGCGCGATGGCGTAGATCCAGTCGTAGGCTTCCTTGCTGCCGCGCTTCGTCTGCTCGAGCGCCGCGATCTGCTCATCGGCCGCGCGCCAGATGGCCGCCACCTGCGCATCGACGGACGCCTGGCTGTCCTTCGCCACCGTGGACCAGTACTGCTTTTCCAGGTCGGCGATCGCGCGCAGCTGCTCGTTGTGCGTCGCCAGGTCACGATTGAGTTCGGGAATCGCCTTCTTTTCCGCATCGAAGGCCGCCGTAATCGAATTGACCGAACCCGGCGTGCTGGCGAGCACATTGTTCAGGCCTTCTCCCGCCTGGCCGGCGGCCTGCACCGCGTCGGCGTAGTCGTGCGTGACCTTGACGGCCGGTTCCGCGATGTCGGGTACCTTGCCCATCCCGCCGGCCAGGTAATCCAGCCAATCGGCAATGCCCTGCGCCCAGTCGTTGACGATCTTGACCGTGGGCGCGAGCGCGTTGTAGAGCGCGCGAATCTCGTCGGCCGTGCGGTTGATCATCGGAATGAACGTCTTGCCGAGTTCTTCCTCGAGCGCGCTGACGGCTTCCTTCATCGAGCGCCAATTGCGTTCGAATTCGGTGGCCGCGGCCGATTGCTGGCTCGACCAGGGTGTGATGTCGCTGGTGCGCTGCATCCCATCGGCGACGTCCTTCAGGATCGGCACCACGTTTCGCCAATTGCGCCCGAACAGATCGGCGCCGGCGGCCGCGATCTTCTGCTGGTCGTCCATGCGCGCGAAGCCGTCGGTCATCAGCTCGAGCATCTGGTCGGGATTCATCGACCGCACCTGCTCGAGGCTGGTGCCAATGAGTTCCAGGCCGCGCGCGAACTTGTCGGTGCCGGTCGACTGCGCGGCGCGCTGCTCGAAGGCGTCGACGGCCGTGGTGAGCGTGCCCATGTCGCCGCCGGTGACCTTGAGCGCTTCGCTGTAGCGTGACAGCGTCGGTATCGAGATGCCGGTCTGCTCGTTCAGCACGCCGAGATGCTCGCCCACCTGCGCCGACGCGTCGGCCAGGCGGTACGCCTCGACGGCCAGCGCGGCGACGCCGGCGTGCAGGCCGATGGCGCCAGCGGTGGCCGCGTCGGTCGAGCGCGCGAACGACAGCAGCGCCTCGGTCGCCGTGTCGATCGGGTGCTTGATGGCATCTTCGACGTTGAAGCTGCCGAGGAACTGGTCCCAACTGCCCTTGAGATGCTCGACTTCGCCGGCGGTTTTCTGGATGCCTTCGGGCAGCGCCAATCCCCACTTCGACGCGGCCTCGGTGGCGGCGTCGAACGTGCGCTGCGCTTCCTGTAGCTGGTCGCTGGTGAGCTTCGCGGCGCCACCGATGCGCTCGATCGCTTCGGCCATGAGCGTCGCCTGCGAGATGGCGTTGACCGGCGAGAAATGGTCGACCATCGCGTTCAGCGATTTCTCGACGCCGGCGGTGTCCGATTCGAAGGCCTTCAGCTTCGCCGACGCCTTGTCGACGGCATCGTAGAAACTTTGGAAGTCGGCTTCGAAACGTCCGTTCAGGGCCATCGGGGTTATCCGCTCACGGCCGCGGCGGCGGCCTGGTCACGCGCGCGCATCATCTCGAGGAGCACCTGGTATTCGTCCGGATCTAGTGCGCGGACCCAATCAAGACGCCACCCGCATCGGACGGCAAGTTCAAGGTCGCTTCGGAGTTCGGCGACGAACCGCGGGTTTTTTTTTCGTCGGCGCGCAGCTGCTCTTCGCGCGCTTCGTGGGCATCGATGGCCTCGCGGATTTCGCGCACGATGTCGCTATCGAGCGAGCGCAGGTGCGCCACCAGCCGGTCCAGATCCGGTTCGCCGATCGGGCTGTCGCGTAGCTCGAGCGGCTGGCCGTGGTCGTCGGTGAAGCTCCAATCGAGAATGTAGGCGCTCAGCTTGGCCTCGATGACCAGCACCGGTTCGCTGCGCCAGCGGCCGCCGACGTCATTGCCATCGCCATCGAGCGCCGGCACGTAGACGGACCCACGCCGGAAGGATGCCGACTGCTCGCCCCAATTCAGCCGGCGCCGCACCACCAGCCATTCGCCGCTCGGCAGCTCGAGCCGCCGGGTTTCCGGTCGCACCACATGAGACGCCACGTACCCTCCGTTCAGTGTTCAATCGGCCCGAGCGTGGCGGCCACCTGGCGGCCGGCCAGCGTCAACGAGCGCACCGGGAAAATCCAGAACCCGCCTTTGCGTGGAATCGCCAGCAGCAGATCCGGTTGCTTGCACTTCAGCGCATCGGCCTCGCTGCAGGTGCCGGCCAGCGACAGCACGCCTTTCTCGTTCTTGCTGATTTCCCACGCGGACAATCGCGCGGCCGTGTGGTAACCCCACGCAATCGAGGCCCCGAACCGGCCGCGCATCGTCAACGTGCGGAACACGAACTACGCGGCGCGCTCGAGCGCGGCGATTTCGGCCCGAAGCGCCGCCAGGCGATCGGCCTTGCTGCTGCCACCACCACCACCCACGGCTTCGGCCACCATGAGCGTCGTTTGCTTCGGCCCGGTCCAGGCGCTCGCCGCGATGATGGTGCTGGTCACCTTCGGGGCGCCTTCCACCGCGCAATCCATCGATGCGTCGAGATACGACTTGCCGGCGAAGTAGAAGAGCGGCTCGTTGTTGTTCGGGATGAGCTTCAGATAGCCGGGCGAGTTCGCCAGCGTGGCATCCCACAGCGCCGTCTCATCAGAATCCCAGAAGCCGGCCACCGTGCCGTCGACGTCGCGCAGCCCGGGCACGTACAGCTTGTTCGACACACCGAACACCGTGACGTCGATCTTGTTGGTTTTGAACGACACCTTGAAGTTATCCAGCGACGCCACCTGTTTCAGCGTGGCGCCGGTGCCGACACCGGTCGCGTCCCACCACACCTCGCCATCCCGTCCAGAAAATACGCTCACGATCGTCCTCCTGCCGGCGCAGCGACCGGCGTCATTTGAATCCGATACTGGCCGCCACGATGAAACGCGCGAATCGTCGGATCGTGCTGGTCGACTTCCGGATAGCGCACGCGCAGCACGCGATAGCTCGACATCCAGGCGTAGCCGGTGGCGACGATCGGCTGGTCCTCGAGCAGCTCGTCGATCCGAGCGGCCGCCTGGCGCAGCTGGCTCGCCTGTGAGCTACCGAACATGGTCGCCTTCACCAGGTAGATCACGTCCTCCCACAGCCGGCCGCCGAACTGCGCCTGGTCGACGGCGGTGACGATGGTGACGACCGCGTAGCGCGTCGAGCCCGGGTCGGCGATGTCGAAGTAGATGCCGTCGGGCAGCAGCCCGGCCAGCACGCTATCGGCGCGCAGCAGCGCCAGCACCGCTTCGTCGATGGCGCCACTATCCGACATAGCCGGTCACCGTGAAGCCGTGCTGCTCGAGCATCCCCGACAGCTCGTCGATCATGCGGTGATGCCACGAGTAATAGCGCGGCAGGAACACGTTTTCGGCTGGCATCTGGCCGCGGTTGGCGCCGAGCGCGGTGTGCCGCACCGCACTCCCCCACTCAAACACGCGCGCCAGCGGCGAATCGTTCTGCACGTCCAGCACGAACGTACCCGGCTGCTTGGTGTGGTCGACCGTCTTCATGTGGCTCGGGAAGTCGGCTTTGCGCGCGCGCTCGTGCGCTTCGTACGCCGCGGTAATCTCGCGGTTGGCGCCGGCGGCGTTGGCGGTGACGATCGGCTTGGCGTCCTCGACCAGCTGCGCCGGCAGCCCTTCGAGCTGCGCGCGCAATTCGAAGAGGCCGTCGACGAACAAGCGGTTGTTGCTGCTCATCGCACCACCACCGGCATCACGGCACCGGGCGCTTCTTGCTCGAGCGCGCTGCTCACCGTAGCCGTCGCGGGAACCGGCCCGGTGCCGACCCACTCATGGCACACCAGCACCAGCTCGTTGTCGCGGCTGTCCAGGTTCACCGGTGCCGCGATGACGAGCAGCTCGTGCACCGCGGTCGTGGTGAAGGTGAGCCGCGTGCCCTGCTGCACCTGCGGATGAAACGGCAGCGTCACCAGGTGCGTCGCGGTGGTGACCAGCGTGCCGGCGACCAGCTGCCCGAGCTGGCGCATACTGGCCGGCTCGATGCGCGCGAACACCTGCGGCGGGTCGCACGGCGCCCATTCGTAGATGTACCCGCCATCCGGATCGGGTACCCGGCTCGTCGGATTCGCCAACGATACCCGGTGCGGCCGGCGGCCGATCGCGGTGGTGGGACCAATGATGCCCGGCATCTTCAGGCCACCCAAATCAGGCGATGCGCATTGACGGCCTCGCTGTAGGCGTGGGGCATCACTTGCACCGCGCGCAGGTCAGGCGTCGCCAGGTCGCGCCCGAACGTCGCGTAGTGCGCGGCGAGAATCGCGACGGCCTTGACCAAGAGCGGCGCTTCCTGCGCCAGCGAGGCCGCGTCGGGCCAGCCCGACACGATTTCATAGGTCGTGGTCACCGGCGCCAGCAGCGCCGCCGGGTAATAGCAGCCACCGTCGACGATGACCGACACGTTGACCGGTGCCGGCTCGAGCGTCGTGATCGATTGCAGCGGAAGCGCCTGCATTGGCAGCGGCATCGGCGCACCGGGCACCAGCGTCATCGTCACGTGGCGGGTTTGCTGCGGCAGCGCGAGCCCGGTGTCGCGCTCGACCTGCTCGCGTGCGGCCTTGATGTAGCCGGTCATCTGGTCATCGCGTGGGTCGCCGGCCGGCCAATCGAGGCCGGCGGCGAGCTTCGCCTGGTCGAGCGTGATCGGTTCCCACGTCGGCGCCGTCACCAGCACCGACGTCACGCTCTTCGGCCAGGCCCACGGCGCCGGGATGAAGGTCATCGGCCCGGCGTCGTGCCCTTCTGGCGGCGGTACGTGGCCGTGGTCACCTGCGCCGGCGCAAGGCCCTGGCCGGCGTTCTGCGCCTGCGCCAGCTGCTCGACCGCGCGCTGCTCGCGCACCATCGCATCGTGCATCGGCAGCTGCGAAATGACGATCGGTTTGTAGTCGGCGCTCGTGCAGGTCGTGTGCGGTGCGTCATCGACCGGACACGGCCCCGGGTCGTGATAGAAAATGTTCATCGCTCGGCCTTCTTCTTGTCGTCGTCGTGCGCGTGCGGTGCGGCCTTGGTTTCCCCGCCAACGTTGCTCCACCCGGGCGGGTGCTGGTCACCGGGCGCTTCTTCCGGTGGCGGATGCGTCGCGCCCGGTGGGTTATTGCTCCATCCCGGGTCGCTCATGTTGTCGCTCGGTGGCGGTGGCGGCGTCTTGCTGCTGTCGTGCGGCACCGCCTCGTCGCTGTGATTCGCCTTGCCAGCGTGCGCGTGCTTCTCAGCCATCGGTCCTCTCAGGCTTTCCCGGCGACCCACGCCGTACCGCTCCAATGCGCGTACTGCCCGTCGTCGGTGATCACGTACTGCCCGGTCGTCCACGCAGTCGCCGGCGAGGCCGTGACGCCGGTAATCGGCAGCGCGAGCGGCGGATTGTTGGCGGCCGGCGTCCAGCTGCCCGGCGTGCCGGCCGTGGCACCGGTCGCCGCTGGCCCGGTGTTACTCCACCCGGCCAGCGGAAACAGGCGCGTTTGTTCGGTCGGTGTCGGCGAGGCCGCACCGGGCGGGTTGTTACTCCAACCCGGTGCGCTCATCGTCGGATCGGACGCCATCGGTGCGACCTCGGGCATCACTGCACTCCCTTCGTCTTCAGCGTGCGCAGGTTCTCCGTCGTGACCGGCCCTTCGCGCAGCGGCCCATACA